GACCACCAGATTGTGGTTCTTTTTTAGACCCTATGTATTTTTCTTGTAAATATTTTTCGAATCTCATAATCAAAATGTCCTTATTCTCTAAGTTTCTTTAACCATTGCGTGGCATTTACATATTTATTCATCCATGTCCAATCAGTTTCAGCGATATCTTTTGATCTACCATATGTTATTTCACGTGGATTTATACTATCAGAATCCATCATAACCTTAAAGCTCTTAATAGGAAATAGAAATTCCGTATCCCTCATCTGTTTCTTCCTCACGGAGCTGTTCATCCAATCGTTCCTTTTCTTCCTTTCCTTCAGACATAAGAGAATCGCCATCCATTGATATTCCACTATTACCTATTGAACCAAAATTAGCGAACTTCATTCTTATTCTACCCAATGTCATTTTACTCAATGCCGTAACATAATCCAATATCCACGGTTCGCCATATATATCCGTATCATCGCCCTCAACCTTATAGGCTCTCACCAGGATGAACCCAGGTGAATCATAATTAACTTCATCTATAGTTAACGTGTAGCCAGTAGGAGGCGTTGGTTTTATCTCTAATTTATTGGTATATTTATGGTACACGAATGTATATGAATCTACTGCATATTTCCTAACAGTATCAAGAAAATCCCTAGCTAAATGATATGAAACAAGTGAATATGAATCTCCACCTTTTAACGCATCATATGCACCTCTTGAGTTAAGGAAATTCTCCATGGTGAATAATGTATTGACACTACCTGTTTGATTGGACTCATAGCCAAGGACACTGACCACCCCACTATCCATTTGATATTCTGCTTGTCCGCCTGATAACATTACAGTAAAATATACCTCATTGGTTGCATTGCCTACGGCCCATTTAATGTATTGCTGCCTTGCATAATCAATGTGGTCAATTATCTGTGTGTTGTCTAATTCGACCTTTACCATTGGATATCCAAGTCTACGTAATACCTTTTCTATCAAATCTTCTTTTTTCATAGTTTAATCCTTATTGAAAAATCAGTAATATTCTATATGTATTTATACTTTACAAAACATTTTTATTGACTAATTATAATATAGATGTTATATTGTACTTGAAAGTGAGGTAAGAGACATGAAATTAACTGAAAAAGAAACCAAGGCATTTAAGGCAATCATGGTACAGGCTTTACGCCAAATGGGTGGTGACGAACCAAAAGACCTTCTGAATGATAATTGTTCATGGTTCAATGAGAAGGATTTAACCGATGATGGATTTGGTAAGCATCAGGCCGCTGGGTTGATGTCCTCTCTGGAGAAAAAAGGGTTAATTGAGAATTATGAACCTGATGAAAAATTTGGTTGGGTTATTTCTGATAAAGGTATAAATGAAGGCCAGTTACTATTTGGTAAGTAAAGGAGAGAATGAAATGTCAATAAAAATGTTGACACCATAAAGTAATAATGTTATATTGTACTTGAAAGTGAGGTAAGAGACATGTTGACTGATAAAGAATTTAATGAAACAAAAATCGGACAGAGGGTAGCCATGGTAACAGGACCGGGACAAGCACCTGTTTCTGGCCTTTGTGAAGCTGAAGGAACAATAGTCGAAAAAATATCCAATGGATGGGGTAGATACTTTTTGGTTAAATTTGATGGCGAACCCATAGATGACATGATGCATGATATTACCACCTCAGGCATAGGAATTTATATTCTTGACTAATCATATAATACCTGTTATATTGTACTTGAAAGTGAGTTAAGAAGGAAGCCAAAATTACATAGGTGATGCTGCTCATAATAGGAAGTTTTGAAATATAAACGTAATAGCTAGCAGACCCCGTTGGGTGCGTCCTATTCCTATGTAACTGTTTGCCCGAAATGTGGTAAATCAGAATATTTAAGACAAATGGAATTATAATAAAGGAGAATAATTATGATAAAACCAGTAAACGGACGCATACAAGTTAGTGATATTATTGACAGGATAGATGAACTGGACGATGAATTGGAGGAACTTAACGAGGAATGTATGGATTGCACTGAGAATGAGAAAGAACAAAAGATATATGATTGGAATGAAGAAAACAAAGATGAATATGATGAATTGATTGAACTCCAAGAACAAATAAGAGACTCTCCTACATGGAAAAATGACGGAGAATTAATTAACTCCTTTTATTTTGATGATGTTATTAAGGACCAGTATGATGAATATATACATGACATATTAGAGAATGTGCCTTATTTCATAAAAGACCATATTAGTATTAATTGGGAAGGCATTGCTGATAATATCGCAACGAATGAATATTTTGAGGTTGAGTATAATGGTCATTCTTATTTGGTAGAGGCTTAATTATTTATTTCAAGGAGCCAATCAAAATTGTCTTCTATAGTAACACTGGACAATAGGCCCCAACCTTCATCATCTACACTTTTTGTTTCAAGTGATACTGTTTCATCAAGTATATCCATTAAGAATATATATGTTGACCAGTATAATCCTGAAACAAGGTCATCATCTAAATCTTTGCCATACATTTTATTACTTTTTTCTATATAAGAGCCTAATTGGTTTATTGTTTCTAAATCAATTAGGCTTAAATTGTTATCCTCAATGAGTTTTTTCATTAACAGTACTGCTTTTGGTTTTGTGGCTTTAGTTGCACGGATTCCAAGGTCACTTATTTTACTTCCACTGTTAACCATATTAGTGTATTCTAATTCCCACCATAATTTATTAACAACAGCTGCCCCTTCAGCATTATTTTCAACTATCACATAAGCGTTATTATAAAATATACCTGTTCTATGTATAATATCAGTAAACGAATACACATCAATCAGATTACTTTCGTATACTGCAACCTGTGCCAGTTTTATTGGATTTAAATTTATTACTTTAAGTACTTGCATTGTAGAAAAATGCTCACCGGTACCCTTGGCAACATCTACGCCAATTAAATATTGAGTATGTTCAATTGGTTTTTCATAAATGCGGAATTTATTCTCAAGTTCAATTAAAATAGGCTCTTGATATTGTGTGAATAATACACTTAATACCTCTGAATCGATAACAGTATTGGTTGACCCTATAAACTCACAGGAAAATTCCTGAGCAAATTTGACTTTACCTATATTTTTCAACTGCTGTTTTGCCCATGCTTTATCACGTCCAGGCACTGCTTTCCAGGTAAATTTTAAAGCAATAAAATCATTAATCTTATTATCGGCCTCACTGAATATCCTATGAAATAAATTGAACATTCCATTAGGCGTGGATATTATTATAATCTTTGCGGATTTTGATGCTGATATTGTTGGATAATTAGCTGCCCAGAAATCATCTGCTATTCCCTTAGGAACAAAGGCAAGCTCATCACAAAGCAAAAGATTCATTGGCTCACCACGGAAGGCATCAGCAGATGTCGCTGAGACTGATATCTTGCTACCATTGTCAAAGTGTACTGACATCTTGTTATATTGCTTTACACCAGGTTTCAACCAAACAGGCAGTTCTTCATATATTTCCTTCAGTCTGGTAAGTATACTTATAGCGGATTTTTCTTTATTTGAAACAATACCAATATTCTTGTTTTCATGGAAGATAGCATACCACAAGGCATAGATAGACACCACAGTAGTTTTACCTGACTGTCTGCTACATAATGCAACGGTAAACCTGTTTTCCTTGACTGTTTTTAAGATTGTTTTCTGGAATTTGTAAGGTTTGAATTCGATTTTACCACGGTCAGGATGAATAATTCTCACGTGCTTCAGAAAGGGCTTGATATTATTAGAACATTTAGATAGCTCTAATATTTGTTCTGGTAAGTAACCGTGTTCTTCAAGCGGTCGCTTCACATATTCACTATATCGTATACTCATGCCACCTATTTAGAATAGTTAGCTATATTTTTACCATTAAATTGGAATAAGTTTTGAGTATATCACTGACATATCCATTTAAATTACCACCAACATATTTTTTTAATGCTTTATCAACACTTTTATATTTATCTATGTATTCCCTGAGTACCCAGCAACCTAAATGTATATTATTATCAATATAGAATATTTCATTGTATTTTATACCCATTGCTTTGATTTTTTCAGGATGTGCCTTTGGATTAATCTGTGTTAATCCAAGACATTTAGCTTTACTAACAGCTGTTGGCTTAAATGTTGATTCTCTGTATATCACACTAATAATAAGTTCTGGAGGTAAATTATATTCCTTTGCATATGTTTTGATTGATTTCTGTAATTGAGTAACAAGAACAGGATCAAGTTTTGTGTTTAATCGTATTATAGAATTTGTTATGTTTTTATTATAGTCATTTTCTATCTGATTCAAGGTTTGTTCATTCTGAGCCAGTACCTTTTCGTATTGATTACATTTATTAATAAGATTAGTATATTTAATGTGTTCTGTTGCGGCCATAATAGATAGTCCTATAATAAATACGATTAATGTTAATGTTAAATCCGAAATTCGTCTTTTTGCCTTTTTTTCATCAGCCATTATACTTCTTCCTTTCCTTTCAGTTCATCTTTTATTGATTCCTCGATACGTTTAACGACATCTTTATCCTTAAACAATGCCATTACCGCTTCCCTATCTGCTATTAAAATGTTTTCCTGCTTCATTGGTGCACCACTACCTACACCCTGTCCTTTCATTTCAAGTGCCTTGTTTTTAATGAATACCTTCTTTTCCTCTAATTCAACCATTTGTTTCTTAATCTGCACGCTTTCAAAATTAAATGAACCAGCGTACATTTTATCCACTGCATTAGTTATTGAATTT